ATGGCTGCTTTCAAATTCACCAAAACCAAACTAAACGAGCTACCTTGCGCCGCGCATGGCAAGCAAGATGAATACTACGATAGCCAGGTAAAAGGCTTACGGTTGCGCGTTGGCTCAGGTGGCCGCAAGACGTTCTACGCAGTGCGAAAAGTCAGGGGTAAATTCATTAGAGCTAATCTTGGTAGATTCCCGGAGATATCTGTAGATAAAGCGAGGGATCTGGCACTTAAGGCGCTTGGGGATATCAGCGAAACAGGCAAAAATCCTAACACTGTAAAGCGAGAGCATGAAAATTCACTAATTACTCTTGGTGAGGCGATAGAGCTTTATATAACAACACGAGGAGACAGACTTAAAGATAAAACCGCCGCACAGTACCGGAGAACGCTTAAAAACTTTTCTGGTGACTGGATGAATAAGCCATTATCAGGCATATCAAGAGAAGCCGCGCTTGAACGTCACAGAGCCATTACAGAGGGATCTATATGGTTTGGCTCAGAAATACAGAGAAAAGGGGTAGCTTCCGGTAGCAAAGCGCAGGCTAATTTATGGGGACGCTCATTCAGGGCTGTTTATAATTTTGCCTATGACCATTACCGCGATAATGACGGGAATAAATTATTACCAGAACCCCCAACCATTGTTCTAAATAGTAAAAGGCAGTGGCATTTTTTACCAAGAAAAAGCACACGCATAAGAAATCACGATTTGGGTAGATGGCTAAAAGCCGTCGATGCCGTAAGGAAAGAGGCGGACTATAATAGAGATGATCATATAGCCGCAGCTTGTGACGCGCTGGATATGGCGCTGTTTACAGGTTTGCGCCGTGATGAGGTGTTTAGTCTCGAATGGGACAGAGTGAACATAAAAGGCGGCTATTTCTGGATAGATAAAACTAAAAACGGATTAACCTTAGAATTACCGTTAACTGATACCCTTATAAAAATTCTTGAGCGCCGCCTTAGTTTAAAAAAGAAAAATGATAAATTCGTTTTTCCCTCCGCAAGACGAAAAAAAATATCAGAACCCAGGCCAGCTATAGAAAAAATAAAATCCAAAACAGCCACCGGAGAATACGAGGGAGAATCCCCTATTAACTTCACCTGTCACGACGCACGCCGCACCTTTGCATCATTAGCTGAATCAAGCGGCGTAGGGGCTTACACGTTAAAGCGACTAATGAATCATAAATCAGGCGGATCGGCTGACGTTACTCAGGGTTATATCAGTCTTCCCGTTGATGAATTGATAGAACCTGCAAAAATGATAGAAAAGAAGATATTAAAAGAGGCTGGCCTTTTAGTGCCAGATGACAAAATAGATTCTTTTCTAAACTCTTTATCTGATGAAGAAAAGAATAATCTAATCATGCAATTATTGAGGTCAAAAGATGATTAACACAAATAACAGCTTTTTAGATGATGAAATTAGCGTTTTTTTAATAAATCGCTTTGTGCATAATGAAAGAGATGACAAAAGCGATTTATTAATTGATGATTTCTTTAATAAAAGAACAACAGATTATAGTAAAAGGCAACTGGCTACTATCAACAGTTGTAGAGAACTTATTATAGACGAGTTATCAAGTATTACAGATAGTTTATTTTCAAATATCAGGATTGAATTTAAAAATCTTTCAGATGATCTACTTGAGTTAGAAAAAATTGACATCGGATTTTTTATTGACCTTGCTATAACAAAAACTATGGATAGAAAAAGACTAAAATACGATGGTGAATATTTATGTTTGATTGGAGATATTCTTCAATTATATCTTTTTCGCCACAATGATAATTCAGTAGATAAGTTTTTCACAATAACATGCAGCAATCTTGTATCTGCAATAACAAAAAATCGCATAATTAAAGATTATGATGATTACGTTATTTCATTTTTAATTTCTAAAAATACAAACAACATCCCTACGGGTGCAGCTAAAGCAGAAAATAAAAAACAAAAAAGGAAGCGCACACCAAGCCCGCATAAAATAGAAGTCCTCAAGATAATTGATAATACCTTGCAGATGTACCCAAAAACTTCAACTTACTCTATCGTTAATCTTTTACTTAATCATTATAAGGACGACAGGAAAAAAAACTCTTATGCGCGTTGGGTTGTAGAACGCAGGATCGCAACCGGAACAACAGTAAAAAAAGAGGAAATCTGCAAGGACAGAATCAAGCTTATCTTTTGATTAACACTTTGATTTCATTTAATTAATTTATGCTCATTTTGATAAATGAGCATACTCACTTTTTTGTTAGCCTGATAATAATATTACAATTCGCATAACTGGATCTATTTTCTGTTAACTTTTCGTCTATTCTTGTCATCGTTGTTCATCAACAAGGCAGGAACGAGGATGGAAAGCAAAGATAAGAGAATGACGCGACAGGAGGCGGCAGACTATATAGGCGTTTGTAGTGGGACTTTAGCAAACTGGGCAAGTACCGGACGCGTGCAAATCCCATTTTATAAAGCGGGACTAAGCAAGGTTCTCTACTATAAAAGCGATCTTGATGCCTATATAGAGTCAACGAGAAGGTTACAGGCTCCCTCCAGAATAAAGAAAACGACTTAATAGCATATAGCAGTAGATTAACGCGATCTCGTTTTTGCGACGGTATCGCTACGCATAGACCACATAGCTAAATTTAGGGTTAACACCATGAAGACAGAATCAAATGCAGTACCAACCGCTTTTTGCGATGACAACATGAGAACGATTTCATGCTACAAATCTGTAGTATTTGATAATTCCATGTCAGAGGGTGCGCTTATTACCCGCCTTGTTGAACTTGACGTTCATAAAGACAATAAGGAAAACGTAGAGAAATTCTGTAACTATACGGGTTATAGCATTCCTTTTGTTGATGTCTCAGACGATGAAATCAAGGCAATGGTTACAAAAATGTCTGATTTTGGCGAGCACATCAGCGTATTACAAACAGAGCACGAAAAAGTCATCGACGCGATGAATAATGATGCGTGCAAAGTTATCAGGGAAGAGGATGATTATGATAAAGCACTTGGAGGGGTGAAGGAAATACTGATAAAACGACATAATGCCGATCGTAGTTTTCTTTATGATATCAACTCAAAAAAGAAAGTATTATCATCATTCGGGCTTCTTTTTGGCATTATTGAGCACCAGGGGAAAGATGCCAAAGACTATACAGAGAGTGACGAGGCTATTTGCGCCTTGCCGTTCAATGATAAATTAATATCAAAACTTCCCTCACAGCACTATCAACCGCTTAAAGCGTCTTATGATATGTATCATGACTACTATCAGGCTATATCTTCCGTGGTGGCATATTTTGATAAATGCCAGGACGACGATAAAAAGCTTAATATCGTGAAAACCTATTTTGGTACTGGTGGCGAAACGTTACGTAACAGCCTGACGATTGATGACTTCATCAAAAAGAGCCAGGAAGTTGACGAACGCCAAAGCGAATTAAACCGCCTGATTAATATGAAGGCATAAAGGGGTCAATCATGACACAACCTAAATTTATACACGGGGCTTTACCTGATAACACCTATCAGGGTAATGATAACTGTCTTAGCGCTTCTGAAATAACGGAAGCGTACGCCACCTCACTTTCTGAAAAATGGGGCGAAAGGGATCGCGATGGCTTCTATGGGATGATGGGAGATAATCAACCATTATTCAGACAAGAGATCTTAGCGTCTGCATGGATGATGCAGGCAATAAGTCATTTCCCGGTTATGTATAACCCCGGACAGGCTTACGCTATGGGAAGTAATACCCTTTGCAGTGGCCGGAAGGACGGCGAGCGCTTCGTTAAGCGCGTACCTTTCCGGGGTACGGAATACCGGCTTGCAGATACGGAAACGTGTGCAAGTATTACCTATCAGGATTTAACCGCACTGCTTAATTTTGCGGGTATGGAAGTTTTTCTTAATACAATGAAGGAGCTTTTCCATTCGTCCATTGTGCTGGATATTTTACGCACTGGATTTAATGGCACATACGCCGCCGTAAACACTGACCCGGATAAATACCCGATGGGGCAGGACATTAATACAGGCTGGCATGAAACCGCCCGTAAATATAACAGCGGGAGCCAGATTATTACGGATAACTTCACGCTTGGCGCTGGCGGTGATTTTTCCAACCTTGACGATCTGGCACAGCACGTCATTAACGAAAAAATCCCGCAACCATTACGCGAGCGTCCCGATCTGGTCGTGATGGTGGGCTACGAACTGGCAGCACATGACCGCGCCCGGTTGTTCAATGAGGCCGATAAAAAAGTAACCTTGTCAGGGGTGGAGCGAATGCAAAGCCAGGTGGCCGGACGTTTTGCCTTTATCCCGCCATTTATGCCAGGTAAGCGCCTTACTGTTACCACGCTGGCTAACTTGCAGGTGATGACCGGGATCGGGACGCAACGCCTTAAAGTGGGCTGGAACGACGACACGAAGACGTTTGACCATTACTACATTCGTGCAGAGGGTTACGCGCTGGGCGATCCGTTGATGTATGCAGCCACGGATGAAAGCGCCGTTACGCTCACAAAGGCAGGCGTAGCCGATAAGCAGCCAGCGACGAACAATGCGCCGGAAGATGCAGCCAGCGCACCAGAAATAGCGGGTTAATGACCGGAAAAGGGACAAGCTGAAAGGGATTTCAGGGCAAAAAAAATCCCTGCTGGGAGTCAGGGATCTTCCAAATCATGAAGAGTTGTCACCATGAACGGCAACGAGGTAATTATGGCCTTTTTACGCTTAAAAATCAATCATTCATTGCCATTACGCAAAATAATTTCGCGGGACGTATTGACGCACGCGCAAAAGCTGGCGTATCGTTCTGGCGTTGCCCCACATTGGGCAACCGGGTTTAGCAGCCTGACAGTCGCAGCGGGTAGCCGCTCAGTTTCCGTAAAGCGGTTTTTTTGTGCCCGTTATACCACCCTACCCCGCATTATGGCGGGTTGTAGTGGGGAGGCCTTACGGCCTGCTGGTATCTGTGACGCCAGTCTGCTAACCCCGCTACGGCTCGCCACCACGTTTAGCAGCGTTTTGGCGAGTCTTCCTAAACAGTCACAGGAGGCCGCTAACATGGCTAAATCCCCACAATCTCAGATCGTCTATTTGCCGTATGTATCCGCCGTTGACCCGAAGAGCGACCAGCTCGCCCGTTGGGTACGGGAAACAGAAAACCAGCTTCTTGACCGCGTAAAGCGTGCACTTGATGAAGCTGGCGTAGCCTGGATCGATATGCGCACCAAAGAGCGCAGCAAGCCCGCTGATAGTGACGCCAGTCACACTCCCCCAATGGGGGAGGTTGAGAACGCTGACAGCGCGGAGGGATGCGAAGATATTCGCTATGCCATACGTCAGTACCTGTACTACGGCGATACGCTAACCCGTACTATGTACATTTCGCATGTCTTCATCTGTAAGAACGCCGCACAGGAAAACGCGGAGAAGTTCACCGAGGAATCCAAAATCGGGATGTTTACTACTCAATGCGAAGTAGTGGAGCTGACGCCGCAGATTGTCAACGAGATACGCAGCGAATACGGATGGAACACCCCGCTAACGGTTTACCGGAGCCTGCCCGACAACTGGAGGGAGGGGAAAGACAATGCGCAATAATCGCCCCTGTTTCGTCTGGCGTTTCGTTTCTGGCCAGAACGCCGCCACCTACACCACAACCGCCGCCAGTGAGCGCGAAGCCCGTTTACAGCTTCCCGCCGTTCGTCTGGTATTCGCAGCTCGTATCCGGGTAAATGGGGGGGCAACATGTCTGACTTCAAGCCGTTAGGCGCTCATTCACATACAGCCGGTAGCGCCGGTCTTTACCTTGACGGGAACGCCAGCGCCGAAGCGTTATTTGACACGGCGATCTCCCGCGTTGAAAGCGTGATGCAGCTACATGCCGCAATGATGGAATTACCGCCAGCTACCACTATCAACGCCGCAGCATTAAGCGCGGTAAGTACACACCTGCTTTCTGATGCCCGTAGCCTGTTACTGGAGCTACAGCACCGCACAGAAAAGTACGGTGATGCGCGGGAGTTAGCCAGATATCACGCCATAGCCTTACGCGTAATAACTGGCCGGGCTGGTGAACGCGAACAAGATCCAGAGCAACAGGAGAACAACGATTCGTGTTTAAAATCTTTATTACCCTGATTAATCACGATAACGGAGAACGCCGCGAGTTTGTGCACAACTGGCTATATAAAAGCAGTGCGGAAGCCCGGGAAGATGCAGGTAAAATGGCTTATATCCGTTTTGATAAAAAGTCACGGAAACGGGTTACACATGAATGTATTGCAACAGTGAGGGGACCTTACTATGTATAAAATACTTGTCACAGAGGTTAATCATCTGACGGGTAAAAAATCAGAGTGGGTCTATCGCAATACGTATAAAACCACTCAGGCAGCAGAAAAAGCCGCTTACGCATTTAATTATACGTGTAAGGCATACAACAACACCGCGAAATATTCACGCAGCACACGCATTATTAAGGAGTTCAGCCATGTATAAAACTAGCAGCATATGGGAAAAGAGAAAGCCAGGCGTTAATCAAAAATCTTTTCTTGTGGTTGGTTATGCCGTGAATAAACGTGGACTAACCAGACATGCAGAGACTACCGTAACCGCAGCCGACCAGAAAGAAGCCATTACACGCGCAGCGGCGGATCTACGCTGGCAGGGCTTGACGTATTTTAAGGCGTTAAAAGTGTATGAGGTTTAAATAATAGACCTGTATTCATAACGCGTTAATAAACGCTTAACCACCATCACAATTCATCACTGCCTGATTATCAGGCGGCAGGGGGATTTTATGTCTACAAACACAGTTAATAAAATTAAGAAAACTAATAACTATTCATGGAGTAGGAGCTATGCACACCTTCTTTCTGAAGAAAGTAAATCAAATCTTGAAGGGCTGATTAATGTTTTTTATCTGCTTGAAGATTTCATAGAAGCAAAAGAAGAATGTAGCGGAGAAAAGACTATCCCCGCCTTGCAAGTGAAATGTCTTTTTAAAATTTTAACGCATAGTTTAGTAATGATTAATGATGATCTGTTTGAGCCTGGCGGCATTTTTTCGCAATGTGAAATTGTGGCAGGGTTAAAACTGGCGAGAGACAAAGGAGTTAACGGAGTACAGGAAATTATCAATAACCTTGCAGACAAATAAAATAAAAAGCGCCGTAACTGGCGGCGCTTTCAGAGGTTTTTATAATGAAATCAAATATCAGCGCAGAAATTACAAAGCGCCTTATTCACGATTACAAGTTTAAAGAGCAGAATGGCTATTTAAGGCATGGTGTTTGCCCTGAATGCGGAGGAAAAGAACTGTTTACCAGTCTTGAAAATCCTTACATCGTGCATTGTGGCCGTGAAAATAAGTGCGGGGCGAATCTGGTTACAAAGGAGCTTTACCCCGATTTATTTGATTCATGGTCGGATCGTTATATCAGCACGAAGAGCGAACCCTGCGCCGCAGCGGATGCTTATTTGCGTGAGTGCCGCAATATTGACGCCGGAAAGCTGAAGGGCTGTTTTACGCAGGAACGCTACACCAGTAAGGACGGTGAGCAATCCGCTACAGTACGCTTTACCCTGGCGGATGGTGTCTGGTGGGAGCGTATTATTGACAGGCCGGAACATTTCGATCGTAAGGCAAATTTTGGCGGTAGTTATAAGGGGTTATGGTGGGCTTATCCGGGGCTGGATTTAAGTAAGGTTAAGGAAGTATGGATAACGGAAGGAATATTTAACGCTATCAGCCTTAACCAGAACGGGATCGCTGCCGTTTCTGCTATGTCTGCTGTTAACTACCCTGACAAGGCATTACAGGAACTGGCGGCGGCATGTGGTAAGAAATCCCGCCCTGAAATTGTGTGGGCGCTGGATAATGGCCGCGCCGGGGAAAGTTACGCCAGAAAACACGCAGAACGCGCCGCTAAAGAAGGCTGGAAGACGGGCGCGGCGTTACCTTCAGCTAATGGCGGCGAACGCGACTGGAATGATTTGCACATCGCCGGAAAGCTGAAAGAGTGGGACATAAAAAAATACCGCTATAATGGTGCGTTATTGCTGGCAAAAAGTGCCACCAGTAAGGCGCTTATTATGCATCAACATACCGGGCGCACCGAATTTCATTTTAACCATGAAAACCGTCTTTACTGGTTTAAGCTGGATTTTGACCGTTACGCTAAAGCGATGAACCGTATAGAGTCCGATTCAAAGCGTAAAAATTTCAGTGAGGAAGATCTAAAAATGGACGCTATCAGGGAATCAGGCGCGATTAAAGATATTGCTAATTGTCTTCCTGTTCCGCTTTATTTTATGCGGTCTGATATGACTGACGATTCTTATTACTATTTTGAAGTACGTTCACCGGATAACGCACTGCCAGTTAAGGGAGAATTTACCGCTGCACAGATTTCTTCCGCGTCTGAGTTTAAAAAACGTCTTTTACACGTCCATAAAGGAGGAATGTTTACAGGAAATACGGCGCAGCTTGACGCGATACTAAAAAATGTACTCCCCAATATAAAAGAGGTGAAAACACAAAATTTTGTAGGTTATAACAAAGAGTGGGGCGCATGGGTTTTTAATAAACTGGCAATATGCGGCGGAAAATTCTACGAGCTTAACAAAGAAGATTACTTTGAGGTTGACGGGATGAACATCAAAACGCTGAGTCATTCCCCTGAAATCAATATAAGTACCGATGAAAATCTTTATAACCCGGCGTGGGTTGATGATGTGTGGTCGGCGTTTGGGGTGAACGGTTATATTATTCTCGCTTTCTGGATGGGGTCACTATTTGCCGAGCAACTACGCCAGAAATATAAAAGCTACCCATTCCTTGAGGTCGTGGGCGAGCCGGGAACGGGGAAAACTACGCTTATCGATCTCATGTGGCGTTTATGTGGCCGTGAGAACTACGAAGGGTTTGATCCCTCTAAAGCCACGTTAGCGGCAAGAAGTCGCAACTTCTCGCAGGTCAGTAATTTACCCGTAGTGCTGATTGAGGGCGACAGAATACAGGACACGCAAAAGCAACGAGGTTTTGACTTTGACGAACTGAAACCGCTTTACAACGGCACAGGCTTGCGTGCTACCGGGCTTAAGACCAACAACAACGACACCAACGAGCCGCCTTTTAAAGGCGCGATAGTTATTGCACAAAACGCCGCCGTAACCGCAAGCGATGCGGTAACAGAGCGAATCGTTCACGTTATGACGGACAAGCGTAACCAGAACGCCGTAACGCGTGAGGCCGCCGAACGTCTGGAACGTATGCCTGTCGATCAGGTATCAGGCTTTTTACTGAGGGTGACGTGTCACGAGGTGGAAATAATGAGCGCCTTTGACGAACTGTACGAAAACGCGCGCCGCGAGCTGGAGAGTCGCCCGGATGTAAAACACATTCGCATAGCCAAAAATCACGCGCAGATAATAGCGCTTGTAAGCCTGTTACCGCTGGTTGTCGATGTACCAGAAGAACGCATAGCGCAGACGTGCGATCGGCTGGCAGAGATGGCGGCGGAACGCGTCAGGCTGCTAAGGGATGATTCGCCGATGGTGGCCGAGTTCTGGGAGAAATTTGACTATCTCGACAGCCTGGAAAGATTCGGCGCCAACCATTATGGCCGGAACAATAACAAAGGACTGATAGCGGTCAGTTTTCCCCATCTTGAGAGCGTGGCCGCAAGGCATAACGTCAGGCTGAACATTACCCGCGAACTTATCGACGCGGTGAGAGCCGGAAAGGTGCGCAAATGCATATCCGGCAAGATAGACACTGTGAGAAGCGCGATTTCAAAGGAGGAAAACAAAGGGCGCGGCAACGTTCAGGATAAAATGCCGGAAACGGTGAAATGCTGGATCTTCCAGGCAGATTCAGCGAAGCCCGGAGGTTAACGCTATGGCGATAAGAAAGCTGGATGATGGGCGCTGGCTTGTGGATATCAGGCCAGCAGGTTCGGACGGAAAGCGATTCCGGCGTAAATTTGACTCTAAAGGGGGCGCGGTTCTTTATGAAAGGCACTTATTACAGTATTGCCATAATAATGACTGGATAGAAAAACCGCCAGAGAGACGCCCTTTAATAGAGTTACTTGATTTGTGGTGGAAATATCACGGTAAAAATCACCCTTACGGGGAAATAGAACGGGTAAGAATAAAAGCAGTAATTAACGATATGAAAGCTATAAATATTACCAGAAGTGACCAGTTGACCCGAAAAGGAATTATTAATTATCGGCTGATGATGCTTAACAAGGGGATTAAGCAATCAACCGTTAACCGTTATTGTGCAATGATGAGCGGATTATTTAGTAAACTTATTAACGCCGAAGAGTACAGGGGAAAAAATCCGTTTCATGACGTGGAGCGCCTTCAAGTAAAACAGCCTGAAATGACTTATTTGTCTCAGGATGAAATTAATCTTTTCCTTGGCAGGCTTACAGGTGACGATTTAAAGGCGGCGATGTTGTGTTTAGCCACTGGCGGTCGATGGGGAGAGGTTTCTGTACTGAAAGGTGAACATGTTATAGGCGGTAAAATTATATTCATGAAAACCAAGAACGGCAGACGGCGCGTTGTTCCTGTTTCCGGGGATCTGGAAAAAGCTGTAAAAATACGCTCAACAGGTCGCCTAATGTTTCCCGATTACTCAACGGTTAGATCAGCACTAAAGGCGATAAAGCCGGATTTACCAGCAGGTCAGGCGGTGCATGTGCTACGGCACACGTTCGCCACGCATTTCATGATGAACGGCGGGAACATCATCACGCTCCAGCGGATATTAGGACACGCCACCATTCAGCAGACGATGACCTATGCGCATTTTGCGCCGGATTACCTGGCTGATGCCGTGAAATTTAATCCAGTCGCGGGGATCTCGCTTACCGTACCCTGAAAAGTTGAACAAGTCGCCCCATAACAACAAAGAGCCGCCATTACAGGCGGTTTTTTCGTATGTGGCATACCCTGATCACAACCGCAGCGCGGGAGGCGTCACAGCGCGTTACAGGCACGTTTAACAGGGAAGAATTTCATCAAAAACATTATTCAAATAATTTGATTGAAAAATTGCACTTACTTTTATTAAGTATATGCGCAAAATATAACCATTTTTATTTCATTAAATATCATCATGTTACGCGTAGATAGCTCATTTTATAATCTTATTTGATTATTTTATATACTATAATTGTACAAAAAATAACCAATTAGCCAAAATTTTGAGGTATGCATCGGGATCGGGTAACAAAGGTAACACTTTCACTAAACACCCTTTTTCCTGTTAATAATCACTATATTACAGATATTAGGTTAGGTAACACTTCGGGTAACATTTGGGTAACGGAAGGTAACGCCAAAAGGTAACAGAAACAGCGTTTTAAAAAAAATAACACATTGATAATAAAGGCCGTTACCTTTCTGTTACCCGCTGTTACCTCAGTGAGGTAACAAAAAATAGGGTAAAAATACATTTAAAATCAATGTGTTCAATATTTGTTTAGTGGCTTTTTTGACTGTTTTTTAGAATGTTACCTCTGCCCGATCCCCATTCCGAAATTGTGGGTTTTTGCTGTTTAATATTTAACCTTTTGTAAATCTAAAAAATTGAATGATATTTTGATGGCGGGTAAAAAACGTTGGTTGGCCATGAGCACGGCTCGGGGTTCGCCGCGGCTCGTTTGTAGGCTGGCGTTATCGGTCTTTCAGGGGAATAACATAAACATGCAGGGGTAAATAATCCGCCTCACCTCATTGTAAGGAAGTGTAAAGAAGCAGTAAGAAACTATTTCATAAAATGGCGATGGATCGTCAGTAACTACGCGTAAACTAATACACTAACGAAATAATAACTAACTGAAATTGTGTAACGCTGTGCCAAACATGAAAATTTCAAAATTAATATAATTAATTGATAAATAAGGGTTTTATAAAAACAGTTAGCACAAAATTTACAGCGTCATAAAAAACGCATTTTGACGAAAGATATATTTATCAAATGGTTACGTGAAATTGCATCACGAAAAAGCGGCCTGATTTGGCAAAGTTTGGCAATCTTTGGCACTCTGTGCCAAATGGCATTTTTGTAAAGCGCCAGTGCTGGCGCGGTCTGGCGTATCGTTTTGCACAAATTTATTTGGCAAAAAATTTTTATCGCAGAAAGCGCAAGCGCGGGGGGCTTGTGCCGTTTTCGTGATCTGCGCTCGTTACGCCGTCAAATCGCCACACACACCGCGTACACGATTTCAGGCGCTCCGATCGTCATTTTGGATGTCGGCGGACGGTCAGAAATGCCGGAACGCGCACAGCGCGATACAGCGCGTTTTATGATGGTGGTCAGTGAGAGCGGGAACCCGCGCGGCGTCTGGCTTTCGCGGGTATCAATGAATGATTTTTATTGAATCGGCGTTAGCTGCCGTTATTGTTTGCTTCTGGCGTGGTTCTTGCTTTAGCCTGGTGTAGCTTGCTGGGTTTAATAATGCACCTGACACGCTGGAATAACGGCACTCACGCGCCATCGTTGAGCAGGATATCTAACGCCATTTGCTTTTCGTCAGGTTTAAGACGCTGGAGCAATGCCTTAACGACACCATCAGTTTGCAGGTCACTGGGTGAAGTTATCTGGAGATTGCCAAGATAGTACGTAAACCGCATATTGCAGCCAGAATTAGTGCAGGTGCAATAGACTACCGCCAGCGTTTTCGCGTCATCTTGCCATGCCGTTTTGCGTATAGCCGCCCGGCAATGACATGCCGGACACTCAATCCTCAACACACTAGCCATAAAAACCCTTTATTTCGTTTTTTGTTACAGGAAGTATAACAAAGGCATGAAGCAGCTACACGGAAACACTGTGTAACTTTGTGAGACAGTGCTATAATTTCAAGTGAGACAAAGTTACACAAAGGAGGTTTTACAATGTCACTAACCAGATTACGACAACAGGGTGGCGCGGTTGTTATCACTATCCCCAGCGATATAGCGGCGCTTATGGGCTGGAGCGTTGGCTCTCAGCTTGACGTTGAGGCGTCAGGGAACGCCATCAGCATAAAACCAGCGCAGAGAGTAGCCAGGGGAAGAAAAACTCTTGCTGAGTTACTGGAGGGCATAGATCCCCATGAGATGGCGGAGCTTAACGAGATGATGAGCGATGACTTAGCCGCCGCACCAAAAGGCAAGGAGGTCATTTAA